CAATCCGCTTGGCACAGTTACAGTTACTGCTGATGCCTTATTCATAACTACGACTTTTCCATTGTCACTAGCTAACAAAGTGTAATCGTCTGTTTGGTCATTAATACTAGCATCGAATCCTAAGATTGCTTCACCGTCAAAGTTACCATCAGTTAAGTCACCAGCAGATACAGTTACTGTTCCTGTTTGTCCTGCTACTGATTGAACAGGTGCAAGAGACATTAGGTTAGTAGCTGTTACTTTCTTTGTTGTTGGTGTACCTGCTACATCGTCAACTATTGCTAGAATATCTGCACCTGCTGGACTAGGTAGATCGGTAAGTTCTGTAAATTTTTTATTAGCCATTTTATTATTTTATTATACAACTGGTTCAAATAGTAATATCTCTTCTTGTTCAGTCATCATAAACTCTCCTTGCTCTGTTTGTAAAGCGTTATCAATTTCATCTGTACTATCGAATCCATACAAAGCTCCGAAGACAGGACGGATCAAGTTATTAGGAAGAGGTATGATCTCACTAGGTTTCTCTAGCTGATCTGTGAATATCAAAGACATTATAAATTATAATGACTCTGTAGTTCCTGTTGCGTAAACGCTGTATGTACCGTCAGTCCTAGCAGATAGATTAGCTCTTATCTTTTCGTAGTGACCGTGATCATCTCTGATCATTACAGCACCGTCAGCTGTTACATCTTCAGAATGTATTACATACCAAGCACCACCTATGTAGGCTTCGATGTCTACTGTACCTCCTGAAGTTACGGATGAAGAAGCAATAATAAAGGTCCAACCCTTAGAACGCTCTACTGAGAATGAACTGCCAGCCCCTGTTGAATTAACAGCTGATAGCAGAGTCTTTTTTGAGAGTGTGCGAAGCATAGTATTATATAGTTATAGTTAATAAAAGTTAAGACATGTAAACACCAGTGCCGCCTGTAGCTCCTCCAAGTGTAGGTCTAGCTGAACGCTTCAACTGTGCCTGTGCTCCTCTTCTTTTCTTAGTAGGCTGTGTTTGTCTAACAGTCTTAGGTGCTTCAGCAACAGGAGGCGGAGGAGGCGGAGGTGCTGGAGGAGGAGGAGGTGGTGGAATGTTAGGTGATGACATGCACATGGTCAGTCTTTTGTTAAAATGTTTTCTTGAAGCTGTTCGTTATAAGTTTGTCTAAGGAATCTAATTACAGACACTTGTCCACTTTTAAACCAAACATCTTTTTCTGAATTCGTCAAGTCAGGACATTTGTCAGGAAATAATTCTTCTAATCTTTTAACGACAGCCTCGCTTATCATAGGCATTAGTTGATCTTCTAGGTTATTCATCAGGGTCTATGTTAGTCCATATATATATTGGTGTCATCTCTCCTACATAAGCACATCCTATATTGAAGTCAAAGTATTCTATAGCTTCCTCCATTTCCATGCCATCCTCCATTAACTTCTCTAACATAAGTTCTATAGCATATACATACTTACCTTGTTTATAATCTACACCTATAATAGCTTCATCAAATCCATCAGCTTTTAAAGGTTCACTCTCTTCTTTTATTGGTGCTATCATGTGTAACTCCTATCGTCTAGTTCATCAGGTAACTTACCCATTCTTATCATATCTTCTGTCCAAAGGAAAGCACTGGCATTCCAAAGGATAGCACCTGCGTGATCTTCTGATTCATCTCCTTCACTTAATGCTAACAGATGTCTACTCATACTATCTATTAATCTACTTAAGGGGAATCCGTTGTGCCAGTTGTTGTCTCCGTACATTTTCCCTCCGTCTTCAAATCGTTTGGCAAGGGATCGAATGGCGATTGGAGGAATAAGGCTGAATCGTCCTCGTCCAGTAGCCCTGTCACGCTGTGCACCTGTGTCGTAATTCTCCTTTTGTCCGCTGTTTGGTAGTTCTTTGGTGTCCATAGTTTTGTTATTTGTTTTTGTTTTTTATTATATTGTTCTTTTCTTAATAGCCTAGCCATCCAAGCATTGATTAAAGCATCCTGTTCTGTCTGTCCCTTCTTCTCGTACAAAGCAACAACAGATTCCCAAGTGTATCCGTTCTCATCTAACCATCTCTCAGCTGCAACAGGACCAACTCCTTTGACTCCACTGAATCCATCTGTAGAATCTCCCATCAATGTCTGTACTAAGTGGAAGTTGTCAGCTTCTTCCTCTGTTGGTTGGTGGTATTCTTGTCTGTTATAATCATAAAAGATTCCTGGTACTCCTTTGAAGTCCTTGTCTATACTAACTATGATTCTCTTATCTTGTCTGTTAGGATACTCAGTAGCTAAGATACTTAATACATCATCAGCTTCTATGTTAGCCCAAAGCTGTGCGTTAAGTTCATTGATCATCCATTCCTTCATAGGCTTTAAGATGATAGGTAGTACTGACTTTCTTCTGTTAGACTTGTAGTCAGGGAATAGTTTCCTTCTGAAGTTAGCTCTGTCACTCAACGCTAAGACTACTTCATCAGCTTTTAACAAGTCCTTGAATTGTTCTATTCTTCCTATTACTCTTTCCTTTGCAACAGTCATGTCAGCATGAACAGTCCAAAGCTCCTCTTCCCATTGTATATTTTCTTGTGCTATAATTGATGATTCAAATGCTAAGACATCTGCATCAATTAGTATTGTTGTTTTACTCATAGAATATGCTCCAGTTGTTTTGGTATTTTTTATGTTTTGATTTACTGTTAGGTAATGTACTTAACTTTATAGTGAGTCCATGTATATTATCTCTAGGTATTAACCACCAAGTCTTCTCAGGTAGAACATAACATCCTACAACATCTATTGTATCACACATTGTAACTTTTCTTGTACAGCCTGAGCCACAATTAACACCGTAGGAATTAGTAGATGTCTTTTTAGTTGTAGCTTTGATCTGTACCTTTAGCATACCTGCTGGACAAGTGACAATGAAGTCCCAAGGCATAGGTGTTGTTGGTATGTGAGGTTCAAAGTCTCTCTCTAAACATTCTGTTATGAACCTTGACTCAGCTATTGCTCCGATTCGTTGGGTATTTGAAGATGGCATAGGAAATCTTAGGTCAACTGTATCGTACAATTCTGCAACCTTCAAGTGCCAATCGTAATCTAGTGTGTCTCTGCCCATGACTTACCAATCTTGTACTCACCATCCATAGGACAGTTAAGCTTCAAGTCTTTACCTGCTGCTTTGATTGCTTTGATTGCTAACTCTCCGTATGTCTCAGCAAGTTCAGGTTTTACTTCAGCTTGGAACTCATCGTGGATATTACCAACGAATGAATACTCCCTTCCGTGTTGCCATCCTAAAGTCTGTAACTTGTTGTGTAACTTTATAAGTGCAACCTTCATAACCACAGCACCAGCAGATTGAAGTAACATATTAAGTGCAGCGTGTTCTGATCTTACAGGTAATTCTCTACCATCTAATCCAAGTAAACTTGCAGAGCTTCTTACTTTCTCTTCTATCCTTTGCTTAAGTATCTTTAACGCAGGTAAGTTAGATAAGAACTTCTTCTTTAATATTGCACCTTCTCTTTGTGAACCTCCAACTATCTGTCCTATCTTAGCATCACCTGCACCGTAAAGGAATCCATAGATAAAAGTCTTCGCTTGATCTCTAGTCTCTAACTTAGCAGCTTGTTGATTAACTGTGTGGATGTCTCCTTCAAGGATAGCTTTAGTGTACTCACCTCCATCCCAATTAGCTAGGTAGTGTGCAAGCATTCTTAACTCAAGTCCACTAGCATCCACACCTACTAATACATTACCATTGAGTGGGATGAATAAACTTCTGCACTCCTTTCCGTACTCAGCTCTAACTGCTGGTACTTGTGCTAGGTTAGGTTTGGAATGTGTACATCTTCCTGTGACTGCACCGTTTGTATTGACTCGTCCGTGAATCCTTTTATTCTTAACTAACTTAAGCCATCCATTCTCGCCTTCAGCCAATGCTCCTAGTCTTTTTACGACTAACAAATATTCGAGCAGAAGTTCGGCAGCTGGGTGGTTTATCTTTTTAAGAGTAGGTTCATCAACCTTTATAGTCTTTCCATCCTCACTGACAGGTATCTCATATCCAAGTTCTTCAAAGCGTTCCTTGATCTGCTTCCTGCTACCAGGATTAAAAGGTATGATCTCCTCCTTTACATCTAGTGCTTTAGCTTTGTTAACTAAGTTCTGTACCATGCCTCTACTCTTGAGTATGCTTTTAAGTTCTACTTTGGTAGGTGCATTGATTACTTCAACTCCATCCATGTGTTCAATAGTTAAACTATATCCCTTTGGAGTCTTCATCTTTTTAACAGTAGGTTCAAATATAGCTTGCAGTTTATCTTGCAGCTTTGCTCTTAATTGAATCAGCTTTTGTTCTAGTACTTCTGCTGCTGCTATATCAAACCCAAAGCCCTTGCTCTCTTGCAGTCTTATGATGTAAGCGAACCAATGTTCTATGTCTACCATCTTCTTACTAGGTAACTTGTTAATGAAGTATTCATACAAGGTCTTAGTAACTAGCACATCACGCTCACAATACTTCTTCATCTCCTCATTGTAGCTGTCCCATGCGTCCTCGTTCTCTCCGTAAGTAAGCTTTAACAACTTACCCATCCTGTGTCCCCATGCTTTCAAGCTGTGACTACCTACTAACTTAGGATCAAAGTCCTTACGCTTGAAGTCTTCCTCTCTTAAGTCAGGATGAATACATCTGGACATTACTAATGTGTCCTGTACCTGCACTAGTGGTGGATAGAAGTCGTACAACTTAGACAATACAGGCAAGTCAAAGCCTATTATGTTATGTCCTACAATCTTGTCAGCTTTTGCTAACATCCTGCATCCCTCTTCTATACCATCACCACTAAAGGTAATCATCTTCTGTGCTATTGGATCGTAGATTGATAAGCAATGTACAACTTCAAGGTCACTAAGATTAGTGAAGTCTTCTATGCCGTTTGTTTCTATATCAAAGAATAGTATTTTCATAGTTTTAATTCTAATTGTTTTTGTGTCATCCATGTTGATGCACTTTGTTCATTTTCTACACGATCCGCTATTACCGCAGCTCGTTGTCCTCTTGTAGGAGGTGGATACATACCAAACCGTTCTACTAATAATCCATTCCTCTCTGCATTAGTAGAGTCTGCACTCTTTAATGGTAACCTAGTGAACACTTTGGGATTTAACATACGCAAACCATGCATCCTAACTTTTGCTTTTCCTAAATCATCGGTAACTATATTCATTATCTCATTCATGCGTGACCACCATATTTTAGAATTAGGATGCGAATATTCACCGCTTGATCCTAGACATATATAATCATAGTTATCTATCAACCTTTCTAACCGTTCAAATGATTCGTGCAGATGATAGACTGGTACTCCTATATGTTTAGGTAGTGTCCATTCCTCTAGTAGTGCATCGTTCTCATCTTCAGTACCGTCGATAACATCAGGCATTACTGCCCAATCAAACGCTGGGTGCTGCATCCACTTCGTAACAAACTCAGTGTAACCGCTCATATCAAAAGGCTTGCCTTGTTTCCATGCAGTGAACGCTCCGTTATCTAACGCAAAAGAAGAACACACTGAAGCGAACAAAGGCAACTTAGAACAAGAAGCATAACTAGCAAAGCAATGTCTACCTTTCGATAAGTTTACCATATCTTGTATAGTACCTGCTCCTGACATTCCATGATAATGTATCATAATAAAACTTTTGGGTACTGTAAGTTCTTGATAGCTTCATCTACTGTAGGAAATATATGGTTTGCATGATACCTGATCCAAGGACTATAACTATTCGTTACTACTATAATCTGCTTTTGTAGTGACCAAGCAAACATAATTTCCATCGCAGTACCGTAACTTGGGTGATCGCATTTAGCTAAAATAGTATCACAGTTCATAATGTCAGTCTTATCTCGCTTTACTATACGCTCAGGTATATCAGGTTTTCTCTCCATTCCTCTGTAATCTGCGTCGGTAGGCTTTAAGCACATAATCTTTTTCTTCATTAATAACTTGTGAGTTGCTTTCCTCCATCGAATACAAGTGTCATCTTGCTCGTATATTGGTCCTGCAAGATATACTAATTTACATTCGATCATTGCTTACCTCCGCTTGCGTTGTTGTCTTGCATACTTTTACAGAATCTAAAGTAAGATTATTAAATGCTAGGTTCTTCTCTATCTCCTTAAATAAATACAGAGCTATACTTTCTGCTGTGGTTTGCTCCATAATTTCATTTAAGTATCGATGATCTAATCTCTTTATTACTCTGCCAACAATTCCACGAAACTCCTGTTGGTCAATTAACCAACCAACTACAAGGTCAGGTTCTCCTGTTACAGTCACATATACTTTATGAGTGTGTCCGTGTAGTTCTCCGTATTCTTTTCTTTTATTTAATATACGATGTGCAGCCTCGAATGAGAACTCTTCTGTTAATTTGGTTTTCATAATTTTAAAATGGTGCTTTGTCTTTGAATACATTCTCATCCTCAGTATACCTGCCACTGTCTTGTTCGTAGTACAATGTAGTAGCTAGTCCTGTCTCACCTGAGAATCTATTCTTAAGCACCCTTACTTTTGTTTCGTTATTGTTTTCTTTTTGTTGATTTCTCTCTAATCCTAGTACCATATCACTAAGTTGTGGTATAGAATGACTACCTCTGAGGTCTGATAATCTAGTTACTCCACCCTCTTCATGTCCTCCACCATTCGGTGGTCTTCTAAGGTGTGAGACTAGCACCATTCCACATCCAGTCTCTTCAACTAGGCTTCTAAGTTTTGTCATTGTATTATCTATTAACCTTCGTTCATCGTCACCTTCGATACCACTAACAACAATCGATAGATGGTCAAGGAATATCCACTTGCATCCTAATCCTTTGCACAGGTACTTGATCTTACTTAATAGATTGTCAGACTCAGTACTTCCGAAGTGGTCATAGGTATAGAACTTTCCATTACCCACTGTATCTTCAAATGCTTTACGAAGTTCTTCCTCCTTCAAGTCATTCTCTAAGTGTAATGGTTTGTTAACATGAATACCCATGATCCCAAGTGCAGTCCTTCTTACTGACTCCTCAAGTGCTATGTATCCTACAGTCTGATCTAGTCCTAGGAGGTGGTGACAGACTTCACGACAGAACAGAGACTTTCCAATCCCTGAACCAGCACAAAGTGTCACCAACTCTCCCCTCCTAAGACCATGTGTCATCTCATTTAACGAAGCATAAGGATAGGGCTGACATTCAGATGTGTCTTCCTTTGTTACTGCCTCCCATATCTCTTCTCCTCCTACTATCCCATCAGGTCTGTACTCTCTTGCTTGCCAAAGGCAATTCACCAACTCCTCGCTACGCTTTGCTACTAACATATCATTAGCATCTTTAAGAGGTAACTCTGCGATGTGTGCTTTACCAGGTGTTAGCAGGGCTGCACATTGTGTAGCTCCACTCCTTCCTGGATCATCATTGTCAAAGCAGAAGATTACTTTCTCAAAGGATTCCAACCAATCGATAGCCTGACTAACATATTTCTTAGCTCCTCCTGCACCGTTAGGTACAGATACTACTGCCCACTTGTTACCGAATGCTTGGCTTACAGATAGTGCATCAATCTCACCTTCACACACTACCACTCTCCTTCCACCACTACTCCAAAGGTGCTGTCCATACAAGCCATACAGCTCACCCTTGATAGAAAAAGTTTTGTTTGAGAACCTAAGCTTCTGTGCTACAAGTGTTCCGTTCCTAGATTTATAGTTAGCTATATGTACTGGTTCACCATTGTGTTCTCCAATATGATAGCCCCATTTCTGACATGTCTCTTTAGTTATATTTCTTCTAGCTATTTCTTGTGGTCTTCCATTTATAAAATTAGTTTCACTCACTTTGTTTATTTGTTTTCTTTCTTTTGTTTGTCTGCTTCTACTGTATGTATTGCAGCTGAAACACATTGTGCTTCCGTCTGCGTTGACTCCGACAGCGTCACTCGATCCACATCTATTACATTGCTGATGCGTTCTTGTGAAAGCCATGACTTTGGTATTTGTTTGTGTGCATATAATATTCCTTTCTTCTCACACCATTGTGCGTAGGTAGTCTTGCTACCCTTACGAAGTTTGTTATAAGCATTCATAAACACTAACCTGACATCTAACTCAGGATGTTGCTCACGAATTAACAAGTGCTTTGATCTATCCTCACTGACCCATCTACCCTTAGTCTCAATAATGATTCCATTAGGTAGTATAAAGTCAGGAGTGTAGGTACTCAGTCTCTTGTACTCAATGACTAATGATTCGTAAGAGTAGCAGACACCACACCTTTTAAGTTGGTTTGCTATTCTCTCTTCAAATCCAGACCTAAAAGTCTGCTTTGATGATGTCTTCTTCTTCCTCTTCGGCATCGAGTGCTCCTTCAAGTGATTCACCTCCGTTAACATAGCCGCCTTCAACTTCAGTAAAGCCAAAGCTTTCAGCTGCTTTATCACTCAGACCACCATCACCTAACTCGATTACTTGGACTGCTAACAAATCAAGGCTCATTCCAAAACCAGTTGATGCAACATACCAAAACCTAGGACGAACTGCTAACTTAACCTTTGATCCACCTCTTACCAATGTATCCTTTAATGGCTCACCTTTTGAATCGTACAATGCAATAGACTTGGCAGGTCTTGGGTCTCCGTTCTTGTAAACACCAGCTAATACATTCTTTAACTTTGCTTTTACTACCCAGTTACCATCATCATCTTCACGCACAGGTGGATCAGATAACTTAAGCTTTTGCTTTCCTAACTCCTCCAACTTAGCTTGGTATTCAGCATCAAATAAAGGTTGGAATTGTAAGTTCAAAGCAGCAGCTTCTTCCTTTGTTATTATTATATCACAAGTGTACTCACCTTGGTCATTAAACCTAGTATTAGGTGTGTTGACATTAGGATACTTTGCAGTACCAACTGGTGTTACTATTTGTGGATGTTTTGTTCTAGCTTTTATTGCCATTCTCTCTCTCCTTCTTGTTTTATTATTATTAAGAGAACATGTAGAAGCAGTCGTTAATTGCTGACACATCTAGTGTGCCAAGTTCAAAGCTGTCTGCAACTTCTGTGTTCTCAGTTTGTTTCAATAACTCACCCTTGAACTTTTCAGTGAGGTCTTGGTTAAAAATGTTTTTATATATCTCTCTTAAATCTCTGTGCATCTTCGGTGCGTTTGGGCTTTGAGTAGCAAAGCAGTCATGTATAGTTGAAACATCGTAGTCAGCTTTGCAAGCTAAAAAATGTACAACACTTGCATCTATGCTATGTATGTAGTTGGCAACCACTGCTTTAGCTTGCTTCTTAGGATCAATATTATCTTTATCTCTTCTGTAATTAAGAGTTGTCTTTTCCATTCCTAATACTGAATACAATCCAATCTGTACTGACTCATGTATGTGTTGTTGAATCTCCAATCCGAATGGTGTCTCCCACTTCAAAGTGTCGTTACATCCTAACACTACTGACTTGATCCACTTCATAAAATTTATGTGGTTTTCAAGTACAATATTTGTTTGCTTGTTAATCACTGTGGAAAGATAAAGGAGTGCTTCTAAGTATTCGCTCTTGCTAAAAGGATTACTCCTTCCATTTCTAAGTTCACTTAAGAATACAGATTCAAGTTCAAAGGTACTTGTATATCCATTCATTCCGAAAGGCTTAGTCATAACTATCCTTTTACAATACTTCCTGTCTATTCCCCACTTCAACCAGTCACCTGCTAGGCTCTGTCTGTTCTTAGCTCTGTGTAAGTTCTTGTTAACCCTGTCAGCTATGTGCTGATATACATCTTGTGGCGGTAAGTTAGGTACTAAGTTAGTTAGCTTGCCTATCTTTTCATCCTTTAATAACAAAGATAATATCTGTATTCCATTACAACTAGCATCCATCCTGCAAGGTAAGTGACTTAAGAATCCATAGCCTTCCTTCTTGAACGCTGCGTATTCAAAACAGAATGCAAGGAAAGCCCAAGGCTCGGATGCATCATGCCACAACTTATAATTATAAGGATCATTAGCTATTGTAATTATCTCTTTTGTATTCTGTTCTATCCAGGCAATACGATCCTCAAATGTACCCTTCCTTCCCCATACATTAGCTCCGTGTATCTTTAACCACCTAGCATCTTCTTCATTATTGATTGGTACACCATCGTAAAACTCAATGCAACTCCTTCCTAAGTCACAGCTCTGTGGACTAACAAAGGATGGCACAGTATATACCCTGCCCCTGTAATCAACTTGATATGGAAAGTAAAACTTTTCCTTCTTACTATATAGCTTGGCAACATACATTATACGCAGTGATCTAAGTCTCCTGCCACTTGTTTCTAAGTTCCAATCATGTACATATTTAGCTTCTCTTTTCCAAGCTTTAAATGCTTCAGGGTCTTTCTCTTTTAAGTTCTCGATTGGTTCAAGCAAAGGTAACAACTCACGCTTTTCCATAGAACCTACGGACACATCACCCTCCCATAAGCGTAACATCACTTCATATTGCTTCACATTCATTCTATATGCTACACTTTGAAGCTTGTTTAATGGTTCATATAACTTACTAAAGTCTCTGTTATCAATGTCGTAAGCATTCTTCATTATAGGAAGCATAGGAAGTCCATCGCTCAAGTATCCACCTCCGTAATTACCTTCCCACTTAACAGGTTCTTCAGAAGTAGCTAACCAAAACGGACGGAGACATTCAGAGTTTTCATCGTACTGCTTTATCCATGCGTGTAGCTTAGGATTCGGTGCTATCTTTTTTATATACTTTCCATCACGGACACGTACGCTTTTAAGCGAGAACAAATTAGTCTGCATCCTTATTATCTCGAACAACCAAGCACCGATCTTAGCCTTGTTCTTTTGAGTCCATAGCTTGAAGCGTTCGTACCTTCCTTTAGAATGTAAGTTCTTTTCTCTAATCCAGAACTTGTCAACAAATCTTTGCCTTGATTTTACATTTTTCCTATCTCTCTGTAATAGCTTCCATGTATTCGTGTCCACATAGTCTTTAAAGTAACGGACTCGTACTTCATCCTCTATTGCCTTAGCTAATTCAAAAGATACATACGCAAAGGTCATGTCCTTACCATCCAGTAAATCCATAGCTCGTTTGATAGCTAGGAACGCAACTACATCTGCATCTAAATCCCAAAACAAAGGCAACCAGACTGGACAAGGTGATCCCTGCTCAGAGCAATCATCAAAGAACTTACCTATTACCCTTGCTACATCTCCGTGCATTGAATCAGCTAACTTTTTATAGCTAGGATTTTCGGATAATAAATTGTTGTTTTCTCGTAGTGTTTTAGCTTTGTTGTACCTAGCCTTGCCTAGGTGTACCATTAATGCTTCTTCGTTTTGCATTTTTTTGTAAATTTTCCGAATAGAAAGTCATTGTTATTCTGTCTCGGATGTACTCTTTTCTTATCTGTTCTTATTACATTGCCATCCTTATCGTATCCTAGCTCTGTGTTCTGAAAAAATATCTCAAATGCTTCATTGACTTCCTCAGAAAAAGCCTTCCACCCATACTTTTCAACGAACTCGTAGTCCTCGTCGTTACTACTCATCTTCTTCCTCTTTTTCTTCGTCGTCTAGTTCTTCGTATCTCCATCCTTCGCCTCTTTTAATTCTTAAATCTCGTACAAGTTCAAACTCGTACTCGAATCTTAGATCATCGTAAATATCTATATCTTCATCCATTGGTTTCCATTCCTTTCTTTAGCTCTCTTTCAACTAACTTTTCCATGTGCCAGTTCTTATAATCAGGGTCTGCTTGTGTTTTCTTTTTCAGCTCTCCCCATTCACCTTCTTTAAATTCTTTGTACCAATAATCATTCATCCATATTAACTCGTGATCTGAATAAATATCAAAAGAATCAAAATCAATATCATCTAAGAAAGTAAAAAGATAATCTATTTGTTTTTTAACTTCATCAATTTGACTTGCTACTTCCGTCATTAAATTAGTTGAATCTATTCCTTCATCTGGTTCTTCAACATATGTTTTCCCATCCTTTTTAATTACATCTTGATCCATAGGAAAGCACATATCATAAACCCATTGTCCATCAGAGTCTCCTAAGTTTATTAATCTGTCTTTTATTGCATCAAGTATTAGTTTTTCTCTGTTTATATATTTGGTTATGTCCATTGGTTTTATC